AGACAGCTAATGTGTCTATAGCCTCTAATAAACTCCTTACTTTTCAAGCACTTAGTAGTAATCCGGCCATACCTATCCCTGAGTTTACTACAGATAGAATGTATGCTGTGAACGAGTGGATGGGCAATGATATTCCTTTCCTTGTTCGTACTGTATTGACGGGACACTCAGGTGAGGGCATTGTGTTTATACCTAGTGGCACAGATGCCTTAGAGGACCTAAGGGCTCCTCTCTACGTTAAGTACAAGAAGAAGAAGCACGAGTACAGAGTGCATGTAGTGCTGAATGGGGTCAATATTAGCACTGACGTACAACAGAAGCGTAAGCGGCAGGAGACACCTAATGAGGAGGTGGACTACAAGGTACGTAACCACGCTAACGGTTGGGTGTACTGCCGTGAGGACCTACATGAGCCTGAGGGACTACAAGACCTAGCGATCCAAGTGGTGCGTCAGTTAAGTCTTGACTTCGGTGCAGTAGATATTATATGGAACGAGCACGAGAACCAGATGTACGTACTGGAGGTCAACACAGCTCCGGGGCTTGAGGGGCAGACATTAGAATTTTATGCACAACACTTAGGGGAGATGATGTAAGTAGGGGGATATCAAAAAATAAGATTGAACTAATCTAGAAAAGGTGGGTCTAAGAGATAAAACTTTCTTTCTCTTTGTCCTTTCTCTTTCTTGTCTTTCATGTAATAAGAACTAACTAACGAACAAGATAACTAACACAAGAAGAACATAACTAAGAAATAAGAGGATAACAATGAGACAATTAAAAACAGGTGATAAAGTAAGAAGAGTAGCTGGTTTCTCAAGGTCACTAAAAAAGGATACAATATACACAGTAGCACAGGCATTTAATAGGTCATACCACTCAATAACTATAAGAGAGCATGCAGGTATGTACTATGCACATAACTTTGAATTAGTACACCTATCTGAGGTCACTAAGGATAAGTCCACCATGACTAAATGGTCCTTCCATGTCAATATGCTGCTTGAGATAGAAGAGGATACCATAAAACAAGACCTAAGCAAGAGCAACCCAGTGGCCTTAGTGAAGAGCTCCTGTGGTGTGTGCAGTGCCCTGTATCATTCCTCACTACTAAGGAAAGCGCGTCACTTATACCTAGACCTTCCTCCTCTAGTACACAAAGAAGAAGATTTCAGTAAGGCTATTGAGTGGGCTAAGGAAGTAAAGCGCAGTTCTTGGGGTGTACCCAAGAAACGTACAGTAACAGTTAACCTACCAACTATATAGGAGATAATAATGAGTGATATATGTAACAGATGTGGTAAGGACCTCCTAGAGGTAACAGAGGATGCTCCTTGTATGGAGTGTACCTTTGTGTACGACCCACTAGAACCATTACCAATGGAAGAACTTAACTTCAACACAGAAAGAGAACGTGTCTACGAGAAGGACATATCAGAGGAGCTAGACTATGACGACTAGAACAGACACATTACGTTTCTTGGACTTGCTAGAGCGAACACATCGCCATGACCCAGAGGTAGCTGAGTACTTACTAGGTATATACACCCGGGTGCACGAGGAAGGTCAGACAGGCATTAGGCTTAAGCTCAGAGGAACTATAAATGAGTGCGTTATATATTCCTCGCACACGAGGTTCTCTGACAGCCGTTGGAGAAACCTCAACAACCTCCTTAACAGAGAAGTAAGGGCTATGAACAGAGATGAACGTGAGCGTATTGCTACCGGTTCCGCTACAGGACCCTTTTAAGATGCCTCCTGAGCTAGAGCAATACTACAATGAGCTATTCGAGACGTTCCAGACTCCCGGATGGAAGCACTTCCAAGAGTACGTACAGATGCTATACAATTCCCACGTAGAGAAGGGGTGGGACTTACCTACCTCTGAGCTAGGTACTAATAAAGGTATAGTACAGAACCTTAAGTTGTTCAGGCACTTCCAAGAAGAGCACGAGACAGCCTTCCAACAGATACAGGAGCAAGATAGTGAAGAGAGTGATTAAGCATAAATTCGACACATCAAAATATGTAATTGTTGATAGCAGGGGAAAGAGAGTGATGAATAACGAAGATAAACTGATAGAAGAGCTGCGACTGGTGTCAGGCGTGTCTAAAAATATGGCTAAAAGAATGGCCAAAATAGTGCAGGCGCATGATGCTGAGCTAGTGAACAAAGAGGACGCGGGGGGTCCAGCCTAATGTCTGATAGTACTAAACTAAGAGCACTGATAGATGGTGACATACTAGTATATAGAAGCGCTGCTGCTTGTGAGCAGAAGGAGTACACTTACGCCCCTAAAGAGGGGTCTACTCCTCCCCTTAAGTTCCGTTACGTTAAGGAGGCTAAGCTAGCCCTAGGAGATAAGATAAGTGAGTACACCCGTACACACAAAATCATCCTGTCTCCTCCTGAGCATTGCCTGCACTCCCTACGTCATACGTTAGAGAAGGTGATGAAGAACACTCATGCTGGAGAATGTAGTATCTATCTAGGAGGCCCTAACAATTTCAGGGACTTAATAGACCCTAAGTATAAGGCTGGTCGAGGGCCTAAGCCTGAGTACTACCAGCTAGCACGTGATTACTTAATATCGTTCCATGACGCAGAGATTGTGCATGGGCAGGAAGTAGATGATAGGCTAGCGCAAGAGCAGAGCAGCAATACTGTTATCTGTGGCATAGACAAGGACATGTACCAAGTTCCGGGGTGTCATTATAACTGGGTAACTGACACATGGAAGTACTTAACTAAAGAAGAAGGGGATGAGTGGTTCTGGATACAGATGCTTGTCGGTGACGGAGTAGATAACATCAAGGGCATAGATGGCGTAGGTCTTATAGGTGCTGCTGAACAGGTTGCTGCTTTCAAAGGAGACTTCGCTAAAGCTAAGGAGAGTATACAAGACCAGTACATTACACAGTTCGGTTCATCCGTAGAATTCTTTGCTAACATCAGACTGTTGTACATACGTAGGAATGTCTACCATAACACATCAAGCCTAGTAATTAAGGAGTGTACGTAATGAGACCTAAGCAACACATCCTATCCCTAGCAGGGAGTGTAGCAGACGGGGAGACGGTACAGACACCGTGCCCTTTCTGTAAGGAGGACTATGAGAATCAGGGTAGGCCAGTAACATGGTCTCCTCGTAGGAGTATGTCAGTAACCCGTGAGGGGTACGCTCTCCTTTATAACTGCTTCCGTGCTTCTTGTGCACGTGGTAGAGGAGTAGTGCACGTCCTTGATGGGTTAAGTAAGGCAGGACTGGAATACAAGAAAGGCAAGACCTTCGAGCCTAAGTCTTATGTGTATAAGACTGTGCCTGCTGCTGTGTGGAACATGCCTAAGGAGATAACGCTGACAGAGCAGGAGCTAATAGACCAGCATGTACGTTACGCCGTAGACAGAGACACAGTAGTCTACCCTATCTTTGATGTGGTAGGACACGAGGTTGGTGTAGTGGACAGGTCTTACAAGGGACGTTCCCCTAAGGCTCTATCTTATTGGTTCAAGGATGTACCTAAGGTACACTTCCCTTTAACCTCCCTTAGAACTGAGGCATGTGTTGTAGTAGAGGACATACCCTCCTCTATTAAGTTAGTGCCTTATATTAATTCAGTAGCATTACTCGGAACTAATATAACATCTGACTGTCTAACCCACCTAAGCCATCTGTATGAAGTACTAATAATTATACTGGATGAGGACGCTACAGCCAAGGCGCTGGAAATGGAAAAGCAATACAGGCTATTCTTTAAAGCGGTGGTAGTAGTACCAGCCCAGAAGGATATAAAGAACATGACTGACAAAGAAATTAAAGCATTACTGAGAGGATTAATATGAAGTATTTATTAGTAGGAGATTTACACGGTCGAGTAGAAGTAGCACAGAAAGTATTATCAGATAAGTACCTAGAGTACCATAAGGTATTCATTGGTGACTACGTGGACTCCTTCGACCGCAGCAAGAAAGACCAGATTACAATAGTGAAGCTCTTACTCAAGGCTGTACAAGAGAGAGAGGATGTCACTGCTCTGATAGGTAACCATGAACTCTCTTATCTGAGAGAGGGTATGCAATGTTCTGGTTACGCCTCTGGTACTAAGTACCACATGGTACACCTAAAGAAAGACATACTACGTTACTTCAAACGACACCTATACCTAGAGGAAGGGCTGCTAGCTACTCATGCAGGAGCCTCTGCTCACCTATTCACAGATAAGGAGGATGTACGGAACGCACTAGAGAATGACGACCCTCGTCTGTACTACATAGGAAGTGTAAGAGGGGGGGCTCAGACGCATGGGGGTATTTTCTGGTGTGATTACTGGAGAGAGTTCTCTCGTGTAGAGGGACTTACTCAGATAGTAGGCCACTCTTCCCACAGACCAGAGGGAAAAGACCGAGGTATTGTTGTAGAGCAAGACTGCTTCAATATAGACTGCTTAGACAGAGTAGAGCAAGTCCTTATTGTAGACACAACAGAAGAAACAGAAACAACATTCGAGATTATTGATTTGTAGGAGTGAGTAATGGCTAAGACATATATTATTAGTGACCTGCACATGGGACATACTGACATCCATGAGAAGTGGCGCAAAGAATTCTGCTCTCAGTCTGACCATGATGAGACTATGATACAGGCATGGAACTCTGTAGTTAAGTCACATGACGTAGTAAAGGTACTAGGAGACTTCATTATAGGCAGAGCGAATCTACGGTACTTGAAAGAGCTGAAGGGCACTATACACTGGACACTCGGTAACCATGACCCTAAGATTACAAGGGACATTCTCAATGAGCATACTAACATCTCTTATGTGGATGGAGTACGGCCCTACAAGGGAGCAGTCCTAAGTCACGTGCCTATTCACCCTATTGAGCTAGTGTATCGTAACTGGTGCCTAAATATCCATGGACACCAGCATGAGGATAAGAACATAGGAGATAAGTACTTCAATGCTAATGCAGATGTGATGGGATACTTCCCGCGAGAGTTCCATTCTATTATGAGGGAGTGTGGAAAAGAATGAATATAACTAAAGAAGGAGAATGTATTGAACCTAGAAAAGAAGCTACTAGAGGCAGCGTGTAATGATAAGAAGTCTCACGACGTTATCGTCGAGCTGGTGTCACTTGATTCATTGTCTGACTATGCCAAGCACTTGCTGGAATCTATTAGTGATTACTACCTTACTGACACAGGGGCTACTAATGTAGACAAGCTATTACTACGAGAGATACTGATAGAGCAGTACCCTAAGAATCATGGGGAGCTAACAGACATACTCAGTACGCTAGGAGACACCTCACCCAGTAACGTAATTAAGGAGATAGGTAACCTAAGGAAGAAGGAGCTAGGAAGAGAGCTAGCCACTGAGCTAATACAGACACCGGACAGTCAGAAGGTTAAGGACTTATGGGCTGAGCTGAACAACCCTCTCTTATCACACATAGAAGAAGTCCAAGATGCTGGACAGAACTTAGAGGAGTTACTAACTAACGCTACTGACGACTCTCAACGTATTACTCTGTATCCCACAGCACTAGACACACGTCTATCTAAGGGTGCACGGCACGGTAATCATATTGTAGTGTTCGCTAGACCTAACGCAGGTAAGACAGCCTTCGTTATTAACCTAGTACGTGGCTTACTCAGGGACGGTAGGAGAGTAGCTTACTTCATGAATGAAGAACCATCCCAGCAAGTACTAGAACGTCTCGTGAGCAGGATAACTGGACGTGTGGGCGCTAACCTTAGGGACCATATCAAGGAGGCGGCAGCAGAATCAAAGGAACTAATGTCCCGTCTGTATGTACGTGACTTATCTCCGGGAACTTTCAAGGATATTTATAGTCTAACTAATGTTATCAAGCCTGACGTGGTAGTTATAGACCAGCTAAGGAACATAAGAACTAAGGAGGATAACCGTGTGATAGCACTAGAGCAGATGGCTATGGAAGCACGAGCATTAGGCAAGGAACACAACGCTCTTGTTATATCTGTAACACAGGCAGGAGACTCAGCAAGGAATAAGCTAGTACTAGATGATGGAGACATAGACTTCTCTAACACTGGTATACCAGCAACAGCAGACCTAATCATAGGTATAGGAACTAACGAAGAGTACAGAAACAGAGGTAGACGTATGATAACAATAGTAAAGAATAAACTAGGCTCAGAGCATTCATCCTTCCCTGTCAGTATAGATGAGGGACTAGCTAAGATACTAAGCCTATGATGCCTCCTAAGTGCTGTGTTTGTGGGAGAGACGCCTTTCTCAGGTATGCCCCCGATGATGGAGATAACCGAAGTGAGGAGAGTAGGTGGCTGTGCGCTGTTCACGCTCCTCACGCTGCTACTGAACGTGGTTGGAATGGTGAGTGGGAACAATACGATGAGGATGATTTCGATATAGAGGAAGAAGACTAGTGGGTCCTCTAGAAATCACACTGCTGGTGTTCGTACTGGTATTCATCTACTCTGAGTGGAAGGGGTCAGGTTAATGATACCATCCTTTGTTACTGACCCTAACCCTGATATATACTTAACTAATAATTATTTGGTGATAGACTATGAGACGACTAATACAGATAAAGGAAATCCCAGAAGAAGGGAGAACTCTCTCGTTTACGCAGCATGGAAATGTGGTCCAGACCATCCTAGATATACCGGACGAGTGCATGGAAGGCGTGGAGACGAGCTATCTCAACAGTCTCTTCTCCGAGCAATTGAGGAAGCTGACTTCATCGTTGCACAGAACACTAAGTTCGAGCAAGGGTGGTCCCTACGAATAGGTGTACCCCTAGAAAGTAAGTTATGGTATTGTACTATACTAGGTGCTTACTCTATAGATGGCAACAGACGTAGACCACGTGACCTTAACTCTCTGTGCACACGTTATGGCCTAGGGACTAAGGAAGACTTAGTGTCTCGTATGATAAAAGGAGGTATCCCACCAGAGGACATCCCTGCTCCTTGGTTAGCTACTTACTGTAAGAAAGATGTTACACTCACAGAAGAACTGTTCCTCCGTCAGAGAGAGGACCTAGCTAATAAAGGACTACTAGGTGTAGCCTACACTAAGAATCTATTCACCCCTGTACTAACAGACATAGAGCTTAATGGTATGTACCTAGATAGGGACAGAGTACTAGACCTACACCACACCAAGAGTAGTGAGCTAGCTAGTGTAGCTGCTGAGTTAGCTAGTACTTACGGGGAGATTAACTTTAACTCACCTCAACAGGTAGCTAGGTTAGTATATGGAGAACTAGGCTTTGAGGAACTAAAGGACAGACGAGGCTCTCCAATAAGGAACAAGCCCAGTCTACAGTTCCCTGAGGGCGTACCTAAGACGGATGCTGGTACGTTAGCTACGTTAGTAGCCTCTAACAAGAGACAGAGAGAGTTCGTTAACCTGTACGCTAAGCAGAGTAAACTAAGTAAGATGATAGGCACTTACCTAGAAAAATTCAAGACTGCTGTTGATGATTATGGAGGGCATATTCATGGTAAGTTCAATCAAACAGTGACTCAAACTCACCGTTTATCGAGTTCAGGGCCTAGACTAAGTTGGGTCCTTTAAACAATGTGAATTCAGGGGAACTCTCTAGTAGACAATCCTGAGCGAAGCTAAATTCATCCCTACCTTTGGAGGTACATGATGAAAGATGTAAGATATTTATATGAGAACACTCCACTAACTTTAGAAAACATAGCCAATAGGACAGGCTACACTTTAAATAAAGTATGGAGGTACACAGTTGATAACTATAGTAAAAGCTACAGAGAAGAAAGAAAAAGAAAGAACTATAGTTCATCAAAACAAGGAAGTAATAATCCCATGAAAGGTTTATTCGGAGCAGCTCATCCTAATTATAAAGGAAGGATCTCTGATGGAAAAGGTTATATTTTAATCTTAAAACCTGATTGGTACACTGGTAGAAAAGGAAGCAAGCATGTCTTTGAGCATTCAGTAATTATGTGCCTAGAACTAGGCATCACTGAAACACCCAAAGGCTACTGTGTTCATCACATAGACAAGGACCCTACAAACAATAGTACTAATAACTTAGCCCTGTTGACTGTGGCCGCCCACACACGCTTACATCAGTTAGAACGTGCAACGACTATCCGAAAGGAGTAGGGGAAAGGACAGTACCCGAAGCGCATTGCAGTAGTTTAAGAGATTAGCTACTGATGATATAGTCTGAACTACATGGCGACATGTAGAGTATAAGGAGAGACGTAACATAGAGAACTTCCAGAACTTCGATAGAACCCTTAAACCTCTGTTCACTGCGCGTAATGAAGGGTGGGTCATAGGAGAAAGAGATGAAGCACAACTAGAATTCAGGGTCGCTACATTCCTTGGAGATGACACTCAAGGCCGTGAAGACATTAAGAACGGCGCAGATGTACATGCGTTCACTTCTAAGGTTATCTACGGTGGAGAGCCTACTAAAGAGAAGAGGACTAACGCTAAGGCACACACTTTCAAACCTTTAACAGTAGAGGCTCTATATAGTAATATATAGATGACAATCACGTGAACTCAGGGAAACTCCTACATAGCTAGGACAATCCTGAGCCAAGCATTGAACTTTT